ACAAATTCAAAAGGATGTAGAAACCTATAACTACTACCTCTATGCCCGTAATCGTGAAACGGAGTATGGAGATTGGAAAGACCAACTGAACCTTCTCTATGATGATATCAAGTCTGGTAATTTGGAGAATGGTAAATGGGTTCAGATGGTAGAAGCAGTGAAAGCAAGACATCCAAAACCAGAAGGACAACCACCTGCTTGACACCTGACTCAGAATCCCTTATAATAACAAAGTCTTCAATATCCTTGTAACTTTGGGAATGAAGACCACTTCTCTGTGGTGGGAGAGGTGAGTTGGTGGTATAATGGGGAGGGTTTTATACCCTCCTTTTTTCTATTATAAATTAGTATAAAATCATAACAAATTATGAACTTTACCGTATATTCAAAAGAGGATTGTCCATATTGCTATAAAGTCAAACAAGTTCTTGAGTTGACAAACAGTAATTTTGTGGTTTATAATCTGAATGAACATTTTACCAAAGATGAGTTTTATGCCGAGTTTGGCGAAGGCTCTACTTTCCCACAAGTTATCTGTGATGATAAGAAATTAGGAGGATCCGTTGACACAATCAAATTCCTCAAGGAACAACAAATCATCAAATCCTGACCTAAATAAAAGGGAAGACCACTTTAATCGTGGTGTTGAACTCATACTTAATGGAGGAAAAAGAAAGCAGACTCAACCGTTCCACATCATCTTTGAGAAGATGGTTTGCTTTCTAAATCGGGAAGTAACCGTCTATTTTGAATTTTCCTTTAAGTCAAGGAAAAGAAAAGTAGTTTCCCGAGGTAAAAGAAATGTTAGCAGTTAGTTTAGTCTTTGGTTCCTTTCTAACCGTTTTGTTTCTAATAGTGGGAGTAATGGCAGGTTGGGTAGCACGAGAATATATGATGAACTATCGGGAGATTCCTAAATTACATCCAGAATTCTATGACCAGAATGGAAACGTTATTCCTGATGAAGTCTTAGCTGTTTCATTTAATCCAGAATATTTTGATGATTATGAAGAAGATGAAGAAGAGGACTAAATATTAGTACCTGTGTGGTTCGCATCTATCAGGTGGAAGAGGTGCTTCGGCACCTTTTCGTGTATAAATACTATTGCGAATCACAACAGAGTAGAATGTATTACACTTACGCTTATTTGCGTGAAGATAAGACTCCTTATTATATTGGTAAGGGTACAGGTAACAGAGCTTGTGTTTCACATAAAAGAAAAAATGGTGCCGATTTTAGACCTAAATTAGAAAGTCAAATTCTTATATTAAAGCACTTTGGATGTGAAAAAGAAGCATATAAACACGAAAAATATTTAATATTTTTGTATGGATTGAAAATTAATAATGGATTATTAATTAATATGACTAGTGGTGGAGATGGTGGTGGTCATATAAAATATTCTGATGATGAGCGGAAAGAAGCATATTATAAAAAATATAAGGAAAGATTAGAAAGATATAGAGAAAGAAGATTGGAACTAGAGAGAATACGTAAAAGAGAAAACAGAGAATATTATAATAAAAAAGCGGTAGAATATAGGAAAAAAAATAAAGAAAAATATTCGGAGTATATAAAAGAATATAAAGAGAAAAATAGAGAGAGAATTAACGAACTTCAAAGAAAAAGAAGAAATGCGGATAAAGAAAAAACAAATAAAGAGCAAAAAGAATATAGAGATAGAAACCGAGATGAAATTCGTAGAAAAGATAGAGAATATTATACTAAAAATAAAGAAAAAATCAAAGCAAGGAAAAAAAATCAAAATTAAAAAAAAAGACTTGACTCTTCAAACTAAATAAGGTATAATCATTTTAGATTGTGAATGATATGACAACGACGACACAGAAGAAGACCACGACGACTAAGGCACAACCAAAAACAGTCAAGGTCACTCCAATTCCAGAACTACCTACAAATCCTTTTGCTTTTGAGGTTCTAGACCTTGTATCAAAGCAAAGATCTAATGCTAAGAAGGTAGAAGTTCTCAAAAAGTATGAACACATCTCATTGAAAGTGATCCTGCTGTGGAACTTTGATGAGACTGTGATCTCAATGCTTCCAGAAGGTCCAGTTCCTTATTCTGGATACGCAGATCAGACATCTTATAGTGGAAGTCTGTCCACTAAGATCACTGAAGAGATTCGTAGAATGCACGAGACTGGATCATTCTCTCTTGGAGCAACTGATAAACAGGGACATACCACGCTTCGCAGAGAGTATGTGAACCTGTATCACTTTGTTAAAGGTGGCAATGATTCTCTGAATAACATTCGTCGTGAGACAATGTTCATCAACATTCTAGAAGGACTTCATCCATTGGAGTCAGAAATTCTTTGTCTGATCAAGGACAAGAAACTTACAGACAAGTATAATCTCACTAAAGAAATTGTGATGGAGGCATACCCTGATATTCAATGGGGTAATCGTTCGTGAATCTAGTTGAAGAGAAACCAAATACAGAAAAGCATATGGACCATTGGACATCAGCAGAACGAGAAACCTGTAAGACTCGTTATGGTTGCGAGATTCTCGTTGAGAATGGTTCGTATGCTGATGCCTGTACCAAAGAAGCACCCAGAGATGCTTATATTGTCAAGTATATGGTAGATGGTCAGGTCTGTTTTGATCTGACCCGTGGTGGTAGAATGCGTATCTTTGATATGTATTGGGACAAGTTTCGTGAGAACCTAAAGGACATTGACTTTGGATACGGTACAATCAATCCAAAGACGTGGGGTTATCAAGCACCTAAAACCAAAAAGAGGAAGTGATTTCCCAGATCGGGGGAAAATTTCCCGGCAAAATTTTTCGCATATAAAGTTTTCTAAAACTGTATCAGGAAATACACACAAAACTCCCTATATACAATGAATAGGAGTATAATACCCTCCTAACGTTCATCCTATGACTAAAGCACTTTTGCTTTTAGCATGGGTTCCACTTCTTTCTGTTGCTTCACCACAAGTTATTCCAACAGAACGTCCTGTAAGAATAAGTTGTAATGCGGCGTGGGAACTAATGGACATCGTTAAAAACGACGATGTAGTTTACCAAAGAAAAGAAGACCAATTGCTATTAGAACTCCGAAAGGATGTTGTAACAAGGTGCTAAAAATCAAATAGGACGGAAGTAAGCCGACTCGGAACGGAACGTTCATCTATGGAAGCACTCATTCTAACTTGCTTACAGGCACAATTAATGTCTGGAAGAGTCCTTAAACAAGACATTCCTAAACAAGCGAAGAATGATATTATTTGGGAGATTAAACAGATCTCACCAAAAGAGTGTAAAATAGACGCAAAAGCCGACTGAAGGAACGCTCTTTAGCCTCAAAATTAAGGAGAAACCTAATGTCACAAGTCGTATATCGTGGTGTTACTTACGACACCACAAATCGCCCAAATCAAACTTTTAAACAGGAACCACGAGTAGAAATCTATCGTGGAACTATGTTTTATGTTGATGAGAATGGAAACAAACTTTCCATGGAGAGGGCAAAATGAAAAAACTTAACTTCCTTCAACTCATTAAAGAACAAAAGCAAAAAGAAGAGCGTCGTCATCAAGCCCAACTAGCACAACTAGTTGGAGCAAAGTGATGGCACAAGTTATTGTATCTTCAACTGCTGCGATTGCGTTGATGACCATACTACTGTCATCATACATTCAGTGGCTTTATAAGTAAATCATTAAGGAGGGGCAACCCTCCTTTTTTTAATAGGTATAAACTCGTAGGCATAAATTATTGTTAAGAAACCCACACAAAATACCTAGATAGTTGTAGAATAATGAGGTCATACAAATGAGCGAAAATTCTTTGCTATGATATTCTTTGTGCGTGGAGGTCATTATGCACAATTTAATTTCTTACAATCAATTAGCTGGATGGGTTAAACTTCAAAAAACGATTGATGAATTTACTGAACAAAATGAGTTAATGAATGACTACTTTAATTGTTTGATTGAGTGCGATGAAAACCAACAGAGTTGTAAAAGAATATGTCGGGATATGTTGAATAACTTTTAACATAAGCAGGAGGGGTTGATCCCCTCCTTTTTTTATGGTAAAATGCCGTGAGAGAATAGTATTTTATGGACAAAGAAAAACTCAAACTCATTGTTCGTAATCTAGAACTCTTGGTTGATTCACTCAAAGCAGAAGTTTATTCTGATGTATCTGCATATAAAAAGTATACAGAACCAGAAGTGAGAAAAAGACCTATTCTAGATTATGATGAAATCTTTGAAGACAGTGATTTAGATGACTGAAGTAAGTAAAGCAAAAGAACTCTTGAAGTTAATGAAGCGATTAGTCGCTCAAAATCACATGTATTCCGAAGAAGAACTTCACCAGATGAAAAAGCGTCTTCGTGAAGCAGAAGAAGAAATCGCCAAACTAGAGGCACATACATCAAAAGGATTTGGAAAAAAATGATCACATATATTGATAAATAATAATAAGTTACTATCAATATATGTAAAATGGAAATTCTATCAACTTTTTATAAGGTAGACTCAAAGGGATATAAAAGAAAGTTTGCACTATCAAAATGTCCTTTATGTTCTAAAGAAATAGAAGGAGTTGCTTCAAACATTATTAGACAAAAAAGTTGTGGATGTAACAAAGCAGAAATAGCAAGGCAAAACGGAAAAACTAGAACAACTGAAAAATCTTACACTAATAGTGTTTTCAATGCCTATAAGCACTCCGCAGCAAAACGAAAAATTTTATTTGAAATGACTCGTGATGATGTAGAAGAAATAATTAAGCAACCCTGTGCTTATTGTGGAAGTCTACCAGTATTAAAAAAACTCAAATATATTAAAGGAAAACCATATCCTAGAAATGGAATTGATAGAACTGACAGCAAAATTGGATATGTTAAAGGAAACTTGACTCCTTGCTGCGATGTGTGTAATATAATGAAAAGCACATTAACAACAAAAGAATTTTACAATCACATTAAAAAAATTTATGAACACCTCAGTTAAACTAGTTTCTATAACGCCTGATGCTGAAAAGACTATGGCGTATGTTGCGAGGGTCTCAAATCCGAATAATCAGGATTCTGAAAACTATGCAGGTCTGCTACGTTATTGTATTAAGCACAATCATTGGTCTGTTTTTGAGCAGGCATTTATGACGCTTGAAATTGAAACGACCCGTGGCATCGCAGCACAGATTTTGCGCCACAGGTCTTTTACATTCCAAGAGTTTTCGCAGCGTTATGCGGATACAAATTTGATTTCTGAATACATTGCTGTGCCTGACCTTCGACGCCAGGACACCAAAAATCGTCAGAACTCGATTGATGATATTCCTGATTATGAGAAACTGACTCTTCAAAGTAAGATTCAGGATCATTTTGCCCACTCTATGCGCCTCTACAAGGAACTTCTAGATCACGGAATCGCCAAGGAGTGTGCTAGGTTTGTTCTGCCCTTAGCGACGCCCACACGCATCTATATGAGCGGTTCTTGCCGTTCTTGGGCACATTATATTGAACTCAGATCTGCCAACGGAACTCAGAAAGAACATATGGACATTGCTCTGGAATGTAAGAGAGTATTTTCCGAACAGTTTCCGACTGTAGCAGAAGCTCTTGAGTGGATCTAAATAAATTATCTTGAATTCGTAACTTATGTGTCCTGTATATCCTGTTATTAATCAAACCACTGGAGAACAGAAAGAAGTGGAGATGAGTATCCACGACTGGGATCAGTGGAAAGTAGATAATCCTGACTGGATCCGTGACTGGTCAGATCCTTCTACTTGCCCATCTCCAGGTGAGGTTGGTGAGTGGAAAGACAAACTCATCAATCGCAATCCTGGATGGAATGATGTCTTACATAAGGCATCCAAAGCACCTGGTTCTTACGTAAAGAAAATCTAATGGCAAGAAGAAAAAGGGGTAATGTAGAGCAACCTATCGGAGTTGGTCTGACGGCAAAACAGATGAAGAGGAGAAAACCTCTGAGTTCTGAGTATTTGGTTGATATTGATCCCCTTACAGACAATCAAAGACAACTGTTTACTTCTTATACTAACGGTAAACATATTGTTGCTTATGGTTGTGCTGGAACGGGCAAGACGTTTATTACATTATATAATGCTCTTGCGGATGTTCTGGATGAATCAACTCCTTATGAAAAAATTTATCTTGTTCGTTCACTAGTTGCTACAAGAGAGATTGGTTTTCTGCCTGGAACACATGATGATAAGGCAGATATTTACCAGATTCCTTATAAGAATATGGTGAAGTATATGTTCCAGATGCCTTCTGATGCTGACTTTGAGATGCTCTATGGAAATCTCAAATCACAAGAAACAATCAAGTTTTGGAGCACTTCATTCTTGCGTGGAACGACTCTTGATAATGCGATTGTGATTGTGGATGAATTCCAAAACTTGAATTTTCACGAATTAGATAGTATAATTACAAGAGTTGGTGAGAATACCAAGATTTGTTTCTGTGGTGATGCTACACAGTCTGATTTACAGAAAACAAATGAAAGAAACGGTATTATTGATTTTATGAAGATTCTACGAGCAATGCCATCTTTTGATCTGATTGAATTCGGTGTAGATGATATCGTTCGTTCTGGACTCGTCAAAGAATACATCATCGCAAAAATGGAAGCAGGTTTTTAATGTTCAAACATATTGATGTGACGCTCCCTGAACTTGAAAGGGAGACTATAGATGGTATTCGTTATTATAAAGTTCCTGATGAACAAGAACTTCTAAAACTTGTTTCCATTACTTCCATTACCAGCCACTTTAACCGTGAAATTTTCATCAATTGGCGTAAGAAAGTCGGTGAGGAGGAAGCGGAGAAGATTACTAAGGCGGCTACTTCTCGTGGCACGGATATGCATTCTCTCGTGGAAAACTATCTGGATAATAAGGATCTCCCGCCTGTTGCGCCGATGGCGGATTTTCTTTTTAAGATTGCGAAGACGAATCTAAATCGTATAAATAATATATACGCCCTTGAAGGGTCTTTGTATAGTAAACAACTGGGAATTGCTGGGACAGTTGATTGTATTGCCGAATATGACGGCGAGTTAGCAATAATTGACTTTAAGACTTCCAAAAAACCTAAACCACGAGAGTGGATTGAACACTATTTTGTCCAATGTATGGCATACGGATGTATGCTTTACGAACTGACTGGTATTTCAGTCAAGAAACTTGTAATCATTATGGCTTGTGAAAATGGAGAATGCGTCGTTTATGAAGAAAGAGACAAATCAAAGTACATCAAACTACTCGGCAAATACATTAGAAAGTTTGTTGGAGATAAACTGGAGCTCTATGGAACCAAATAAAGAACTAGAACAGGCAATAGAAAGCAAGTTTTTAACACCTTCCAAGTTTGCTCTTGAGATTGA